CGGCATATGCTGCAGTGGTTCCGGCCTCAGCGCGGGCATCCCGCATCAATATCTGATCAGATCCAGGCGGAGGGCGCAGCGCGGCACTGCGACGTATGCCCGAGGTTCAATCCCGACGACTTCGGCGCAGTTAAAAAGGAAAGTGAATGATGCGGCAATTCGCGATTCTGCTTGCTATGTTGGCGACAAACGCCAATGCGGTTGACCCGTCTGGCATCCCACAAAACTGCCAGGCTCCGCTCGCACACGACATGGAGATGGCGAACATCCCTTATCTTCTTGACCTCGGACCAAGTGCTGCCCGAATCGAGTCTATTGAAACTGCAGCCGGAACGCCGGCCTACGAGTATTACCCCGGCCTGTATCGGATCGATTGCTATATCACGGTGCATTGGAGCAACGGCACCATCGATTACATGCACAAGTTCAGCATGTGGCAGGACCGGTACGACGGGCTGAAGGGTTCATATACGCGCCGCTAGTTAATGGGTGGGTCGGTTTGCGCCTTCGAACCGGTGCCCGGGAAATAGCCGTGCGTGTGGTCCTCGTAACTCTCGCCGTTGATACTGAGTCCCGAGCCGTTCAGTACGATAGTTTTCGACCCGAAGGTCATGGTAATACCGCTGGCGTTCAGCACCAGAGAAGTGGTGGCACCGTAGCTCAACGCGGTTTCGGTAGCGTTCACCACCACAGTACTGTCGCCGAAGGTTACGGTCGTTCCGGTCGTGTCCGTCACGATCTGGGAGGTGGTACCTTCCGTCGTGCGAATGATGGCGCCGTTGGGGCCCTGAACCTGCGCCGCGTTTTGATCAATCGGTGGCGATCCCGAGTTGCTGATCGGAACAAACACCAGGGCGCTCAAATTGCCCGGCCTGGTCAGAGTCGCTACTCCGCCACCCAACCCTGAGACACCACCCAGGTACGCGTCCGCGGGCATCGTGACGCCCTTGTCACCAACCTGTGTCGGCATCCTTATCCACGGGCTCTCGGCCTTTGGAATGGTGATATTTGGCAGTGTGTAAGGGGCGGCATTGACCTCAAAGGCCACGGTGACGATCGATCCGCTCACCTTAACAACGCGGCAAGGTAATGCCCGGCCAAGATTCTCAATGGCCTGTTGAGCGCGATTGATTGCGGTCTGGTTGGCGCTGCGCTGTACCCACAGTTTGGCGTAGTTCTCTGACATCGCTTAGCTCGGAAGGACGATGCAGTTCGCTATCGTTGACCATTGTGCCGCGTCCGCTGACCGGTAGTTACCGATCTGGCGCAATTCGTTGATGATGAAATTATTCTGGAACGTTGTTTGATATTTGATGCTTGATGGATAGGCCGCTGCGGTTGTCTTGATGTATCCCGGTGCGTTTTGAAGACCCTCTGGCATCTTGACTATCGCGCCCATTTGCAAGTCTGCTCGAGCTACCATCTTCGTCTGAATCGTATTTACGCCGATCCACGTCGGTTGGCCCACGAGATCATTGAAGTTCAGCTGGATTGGGTTTGGCTTGTACGTACTGTCATAGACGACGATCTGTCCCGCCTGAATCCCGATAGTCACCCGGTTGTCAAACACGCCTTCGGTGATGTCTCCAACGAGTTGAGCTAGTTGATCCAGCGTCCCGCAAATATGCGGCTCATCGTGGCTCTGCACAAAATCGCCACTGATATTCATTGACACCTGAAAGCCTGGGTACGCCACCGAGAACGTCTGCTTCAGCGCATCGGCGAGCGACATACCGGCGCTCCAGTCAAGCAGGATGTTGCCCGGATTTTCAACCGTGTAGACGCCGGGAATCACGACGAAGTCGAGCGTTTGGTCGACGCCCTCCCAGTTGCCGAACGACTGGAAGATCGTTCCCTTCAAGATCGTGCCCGCTTGCGCCGGGTTGACCAGCGGCAAGCCAGCGCGCATGCCGGCCTTGAGCTCCAGCGTCATGCCGGCGAATTGTTGTGCCTGCGTCAGATCCTGAAGCGGGATGCCGTACACCGTAATAGTGGACGCGCCGCTCGGCGTGCCATACGGGCCTATCAGCGCGTCGTACTCTATGTTCAACGCTGCTGGATCGTAAATGTTGTTCGGATGTGAGGTGTACGTCCTGAAAGGCGTCGTGCTGCCTGCCGGCGTGATCGTCAGGGAGTAGTATCGACTCACGAACTAACCTCGAAGTTACCGGTGTCCGCCCGGTACAGGAGCGTGCTTGACGTGAAGATACCGGGCGCCAGCAGGATGTCGTACCCGAGTGGAGAGCCCACCAGCGCCCCGGACCATATCGCAGTGCCGGATTGATCCTGTAATGAAGCAAACCAACGCTGCCCTGCAATGTTCCAGGTAACGATGAGTTGGTAGCTGACGTTGTCGAGCGTGACCGTGGTTGAGAAGGGTGGCGACGCCGAGTTATTCGGCGAAAATGCGATCAGCGTAGTGCTCATAGCGGCGCCGAGAGGTATTGATTGACCACGCCAGTCAGACTTGTGGCGTTGGACACTGCGTTTTGCGCAGCGGTGCCAACGGCGGTCGCTGCGCTAGACCATATCGAGGTGCCTGCGGTGGTCGATGGCGTGACTTGCGCTCCTGACGACAGTTTGCTCATCAGCGAGTTGTAAGCGCTATCGGCCTGCATCTGGGTGACGAGCGGTTGCACGAAGTCCCACTGAGCCATGATTTGCTGCTGTTTCCCGTCTCCACCTGTCGTGTCAGCAATGCTTTGCAACAGGCAATCGGTGTATATCCGCCACGGCGTTGCGACGTGATACCGGCCGCCGGCCGCGTTATGTGCAACCAGCGAACTCTGCAGCGATGTCCATATCGCGAGTTTCGTCAGATATCCCGCAGTGTCCTTCACCGGAGCGATCATTCTCAGCGAGATCGTCAACGGCTGCTGGATCGTTGAATTCGCCGCCACCGCCTGATTGGCAAATGGATATGTCGCAATCTGCTGGCTGATCAGCGTCGAACCAGGAATCGGCACATAGGTTGCGAAGAAGTCGTCGGTCGACAGGCTGCCACTCGTCAGTGCGCCCTGGACCGCGCCAAGCGCCTGACCGCCCAACGCTATGATTGGAAGCATGCCGCCGAGAGTGTTCGACGCGATCCCGCCAACCAGAATGATGGGGCTGCGCTGGAAGGCGAGGTCGTAGGTGGACCGGAATGCGTCGGAGATTGCCATATCAGTGCTGCGCTGCGTTCATTGAAGTCGCGACACGGGCGGGCGTCGAGTTGGTGATGTTGATGTTGACGTTCTGGCCTTGTCGAAGCATCAGTTGCGTGATTTTGGCGATATAGTCGCGGGTCTCTCGCGGCGCATGTGATTCCCAGTTTTCTCCGTTCTTCGCGACGTCCTTGTCAAGGTTGCCCATACCCCAGTTGTAGGCAGCGAGCGCTTTCCTCACATCTCCGCCGTAGCGTTTCAGGAGGAATGCGTCATATCGTTGCGCGGCGTCCTGGGAATCTTTGAGATTGTTGACATCGCCATGGCCCCATTGCTTCCAGGTGTCGGGCATAAACTGCATCGGCCCCATCGCACCTTTGGGCGACAGCAATTTCTTGCCGCGCGCAGACTCAACCGTGTACTGGGCATCGATGATGCCGGCCATCGTCGGTGCGCCTAACGTCCCGAAAGAGTCCGGGCCCGAATCCGAGAAGACGTTCCGCAGCCCGGGAATCTTGTCGCGCAACCAGTAACCTGCCGTCGCGAGTCCGCCCACAACGCCGCCTTTTGCGGCAGTGTCGCGAGATACCGGAGGCCCCTGCAGAGCATCAATAACCGCCTTAGCCTCTGGACCGGCGACCTTCAGAAGGTTGACGGCGGCCGCTGCGGCAGCGTCGCCCATTGTCTTCAATTCAGGCGCCATCTGAGCCAACTGTCCGTTGAACTCATTCATTACCTGAGCCCAATCCGACTTCAGCGCAGCCTTTACGTCAGATGCCTGATCTGCGGTGCCCTGGTCGATCGCGTTGCGCTTCGCATCGGCAATTTCCTTCTGCTGCGCCTTCATCCAGTCTGAGTCGCTGTAACTTGCGCCTGTGCGTAGCTGCTGAAGCGAGAGCAGATCGGTGAAGCCGTACGCCTGAGCCATGGATGCGGCCGGCATGCCAGATTTTTGCCACTCACGGAATTTCCCGCTGGCCGCCCGGGCGAAGTCATAGGTGAGTTGCTCCGCATCCTCGTTCTGAATCTGATCTGGTGTCAGGCCGGCAGCCATGAAAGCGCGCCATTTGCTGACGTCGCCTTGTGCATTCGAAACATTCCCGAGGTCTGACGAGCCGAGACCAAACTTCTCAAAATTCGCTCCAAACGCCTGCGTCTGGCCGATTCTCAGACCAAGCCCACGGGCCTGAAGGTTTTGCCCCGCGAGCGCATTGGTCGACGCAAAGACGGCGGCCGGGAATGACAGCAACGATCCGCCAACAGCCCCCAGTTTCAGGAGCACGCTGCTCATCTTCGAGATGTCTTTATGGACTTCCTTCGAGAACTTGGCCATGCGGCCCATCTGGAGGGCGCCGTCTTTCGTCTTGGTGTTGAACTTGTCCTGCGCGCCGGTTGCCTTTTGCAGGCCTTGAGTGATTGCATTCGCCTGAATGGCGGCAATCATCAGAAATTCTTTCGAGAGCTTCGACGATTTCGAGAAGTCCGCCATCCCGACGCCTGCATCGTCAATCGAGCCGGTGACCTTCGCCCAGTCCTCGGGCATCGCTTCTAGCTTCTTCTGGTAGTCGCTAAAGAGGGCGTGAAACTCGCGAAACTGCGAGTCATTAAGCTCAATATCGACGATTGCTTTTTGCGTCATGCTGGCCTCTTGAGCGCCTCGATCAGATACCGATGACGGAACTGCTGCGCTGTTCGATATGGGCTGTCGTACCGCTCAAACACCTCGCCGAATCCCTCTGTGGCGATGTAGTTCAGGATGGAATCGACGATGGTGTCTTTGTCGTAGGCGCGGCCTGCGTCAATGTCGGCAAAGAGGCGATGAATTCCATAGGCGTGGATGATGTGATCGACGCACCCAGAAAGGATGCTGTTCCCTTCGCCGCCGTCTCGCGATCCGCTTTTTTCGCCATCGCATAGTGACAGGTAAAAAAAGTGACGGCTGCGACCGTTTCCTCCCAATCCTCAGCGTCGATCTTTCCGCTCGAGATGGCGGTCTCTACGGGTAGCATGTCCCAGCCGTTCGGGCCCGGGCAAAGGATGGTCGTGAGACGCTTGAACTCGGCGAAGAGTGCGTCAGTCGCCTCATCGTGAATATTGCCGCGCTCGTCGACCATGCCTAAACTAGCAGCCTCTTTCCGACCCTCGTCTTTCAGAGTCAACGCCGCGATTCGGGGGCCAGCGCCCATCAGGTAGTGAGCGCCCTTGCTCGACAGGGAAGCCTTGGTGGCGGCCAGAACGCGGTAGTGCTGCTCGAAGATGGCGCGAGAGACCGGAGTGTGGAAAGCATAGATCCGCACCACATCTTCGGTGATTTCATCCGGCACGTCTTTTCCGTCGACCTGCTTTATGACTTTCTTCGTGACCTTATCTGTCACGACGGGCAGAACCAGATTCCGCCGTTCGTCGATCTTCATCTCAATCCCTTTAACTGAGCCTTATGAGGTGCCACGGCAACCAGTAAGGTGCTGGCTTTCGGGTCGCGTCCCTAGCCGTGGCGTGATGGTCAAGTGAAGGACCAGAGCGAGCTGTTGATGTTGTAGGTGCCTCGGAGCGTTAGCCGGACAACAGGATCGGTGCCGTCGAACGCGCCGGGCGAAATCGAGCGGATGGCCGTGTCGTTCAGCGTGATCGCCGGCCAGGCAGACGTGTCGCTGTGAATCGTGACGTCGCCGAGAATGCCCGTGTCCTGCGCCTGCGCCAGCCAGCTTGCTGCCAAGGCCTGAGACCGAAGCAGCCCCACGGTAATGCTCGCCATGACGTACGGCTCTGGCGAATTCACGACGCCTGTTGCGGTTTCAATCTGAGGCACGAAATCGCCTTCAAATTCGATGTGCGCAAATGACTTGCCCATGTACTGGGCCGTGATGTTCAACGTGGGAAAGGCCGCCACTACGACGGAGCATCGGACGCGGTTTAGCGGACCCGCAGTGAGATAGGGATTTGCCATGGTGCGTCCTTAAGCAACGAACTGAGTAGCGTCAAGATTGAAAGTCAGGGTCAAAAATGCGTTTTGACCAACCACTGTCGCTGCGAAGCCGTTGTAGATGCCTGCGTTGTAGTCGTTCGGGTTTTCCGTCGTGTACGTCGAAAACGGCACCGCAGTGACGACTGCGCTCAACGCGCAACCGAACTTGACTGCGGAGTTGGCCACGTTTTGCGCAACGGCGAGCAGCGTGTTGATTCCGTTCTGGTCATAGAGCAGCGGCGGGTTGCTGTTCGAGCCGTTGATGATTGCCGCGGCGAGCGCCTGCTTGACCTGAATGCGGAACCAGTCGATGCCATACCACCATGCGGCCTGTTCGCCATCCATCGTCGTGCCCTTGAAGACGCACGCGGTGGAAATGCCGCCCTCGGCACCCGTCAGAATCAGGTTGCCGTAGTTGGTCAGGACCGTATTGATGCTGGTCTGGTTGCCAACCTGCGACCAAGGGGTCACGCCGAAAGCATAGCGATACGACATCGGCGCCAGCGGACTGGCCGAGCCGGGTTTATTGGCGAGCCAGTTGTAGAAGTCGACCGACAACTGATGCTCGGTCGACGCCTTGGTTGGGCTCGGAACCTGCGCATACACCGCCTTGTTATTGGCGTAGTTCGGCAGGTTAGAAACGGTCGTGGTGACGAAGAAGTAGGTCTGACCGCTTGGGCTGTCGTAGTTCGCCGTCATCGTGTTCAGGGCGGCGGACGATGCTGCATCCCATGAACCGGGCAACAGGTATGCGTAGAAAACCTGCGGATTACTGTTTGCAGTGATCCATGTCTGCAAAGCCGTGATAGCTGACGCGGCAGTCGTCTGAGCGCCGAGTTCGAGCACGTAGACGCCGACCGAGTTCCCCTGCGCAAAGAACGTCGTTGCGGAGTTGCTAATGAAGCCGGCATTTGACGGCAGGTAGGTGCCCGGAACGGTTTCGGTGCCCGGATTCGCGGCAAGAGCGAACGTAAAAGTGTTGGCGCTCGCAACTGTCGCGGTGTAAGTGCCGTTATATGCGGCAGGCGTCGCGCCAGCGATAGTCGTCGTGAACGTCTGGCCTGTTGCCAAACCGATGGTAGCTGCGGTAGTGGCTGTCACCGTGCCGCTCGACCAGACCATTCCGGTCAGCGCGAGGGGCGTGGCGAGGATTGCCTGTACGGCAGAGAGAGATCCGCAATACTGATACGTTCCGCTCGCGAGGGTAGTACCGCCCGCCGACACAATCGCGCCACTTTGCTGAAGCTGCGAGACAGTCGGCGCGCGCGTGACGGTCGTATTTACCGTTACGATCGTCGGCGTGATTGTAGTCGCCATGTGGGCGTGCTCCAGTTATTAATCGAACGAGACAGCGACTTGACCACCGGTACCCGGATCAACAACAATCCCGGCGAGGCAGGGGAAATCGAGAGAGATGACGGTGCCGACCGCCGGCCACGAAGCGGTGTATTTGAGAATGGCGTTCGCTGTTGCCGCGGCGCCGGTCGTTGCGACGTCGTACACGGCGAAGTTGCCAGCGGTGGCGGCTGCAACCACTGTCACCTTGCAAACACGACCAGCACCTGCCTTCACGAGATTGATGGCGGTAACGTTCAGCTTGTTGGACGATCCGTTGCCGACCAGCAGATTGCCGCTGCCGTCCATCTGGAGTTGCGAACTCTTGTTTGCTGCGTTGAGTGCTACGTTTGCTTGAAGCGGGGCCTGGGGCATTTAAAGCTCCTGAAAAGAAAAACCCCGCTCGCGGCGGGGTGGAATGACTAGTCGGGGTGCCCCGCTAGGTGGTGATGGAGGAGAAACCAGCCGAGAGAATCAATCGGCGCGCGATCGCATCGGACGTTGTCTGGAAATACCAGGCATCGATGTCGAGCGTCTTCTTCATCGCGATAACGTTCAATTCGGATTGCGTGCGCTTGGCGTCTTTCAAAACCGGCGAGTTGCCAAATCCGAAGTTGTCGGTGTTCAACGAATAATCAATCAGTGACGCATAGAACTGGATGGCCTGCTGGTTTGTCAGGCCGTACAAAGTCAGGCGAACGCGGTCTTTGGCGAGTTGTGAACTCGGCATGTCATGCAGCGGTGATGCGCCGGAATTCGGAACGGTCGTGCCTGGCCACACGTAGATCGGGAATGACGGCGCCTCTGTCTGGTCAGGCTCGACGTGCGCCACCACATAGGGCGGCACAACATTGGCCGGCACCAGATACGACGGGTAGACCGGCAGTTCAGGGGTGCTCTGGGCAAGCCAGATCGGCAGGCTATTGGATACGATCAGCCCGGTCGGCAGATCAGCCGCGCTGTCAATCAGCTGCGATGCGAGCGCCGGATAAACCGCGTTGCCAACGTAGTGATAAAGATTGGCCTGCTGGTAAAACGCTCCTCGAGCATTGAACGAAAACCGGATGCCGTCGATGACGCCGATGAACAGGTCTGTAGGCGCTGCTGTGTTAAATACGTCTATCTGGCTGAGAGCCGTGAAGACGATCCGGTTGACGTCGATCGTTTCATCTTCGTTCTGCTGCTGATCAGTCACGAGGTGCAAAGACCCTCGGACCGTTTGCGTGACGCCAGTTTTCACCCAGAAAACGTATCCATCAGCCGGGAGAATTGACTGGCTGTATTTCGTGAATGTGACCGTCTGGCTTTGCGAAATCTGATCAACACCGGCCGCCAGCGTACTCGCCAACTGGCTTTGTGACCCTAGCGATTCGGCGATAGATGGCATTAATCAAACCACGCGGTGAGCGTTGACCAGTAGAGCGACGTGTCAATGAAAGACGGGCGCCGAGGGTTGCCCTTGGCGTATGGATGCTTCAGGCGGTGATTTACGCCGTTCAGCGCGGCCTGCGTCGGAACGCCCTCGATTCCCATATGCTCGATCTCCTGCAACGAGATGAAATTCTTCATCATCGTGGTGATGGATGATTCGGCACCGGCAAACGGGTTGCCCGAGGGGTGGCCGCCCATCATCATGGTTTCAAGCTGGCCGGCAATCGAATGCTCCAGTGCCTTGGCGATGGCCGGTAGGCGCGCAAAAGCGAACGTGTCCAGCACGGCGTATTTCTCTTCGAGGATTTCGGCAACCTCGCCAGTCGTCTTCGTGGAGGCGCTTTTCTTGCCTTTCTTCCCCTTCGATCCACCACTGTCCACGTACGGGACGTCGATCACGCCGAGGTGCAACGTGATCCGGCCAGGTGGCGCGGTCGTCGTGCCGACGTGTACAGGCGAATAACTCCCGCCCCCCTCAGCCATCGGAGTGGCAAAGTCTCTCGCTGCCATGATTTACCTTAACTGATGCCCCAAATATTTCCGAGGTCCTGCTGCATACTCAACCACTGGCGCCCGTACGGGTCCTTCAGCGCCTGCAACTGGCCTAGCGTGAGGCCCTTCAGAAAGTCGGGCGAGAGCAGCGAATCGGAAGTTCCTTGATCTGCTGCGGAATTCACCACGCCGGGAGTGAAGCTTGTCAGCTTCATATCGGCTCGGGCATCTGCGAAAAACGTGCTGGGCGGAGTGTCGGGACACCAGTTCAAAAGAAACGACGTCGCAAGGCAGTAAACGGCGAAGCAGTAGTAGTCGCGCCCGATGAGGCACAACACCCTTAGCGTCTGCTCTTCGGCATAGCTGAGAGCCCATGTGACGTAAGGGCTACTCGACGGCAGCGCTGCCGTAGGCACACCCGCGACCGTCGTCAGGAAGGTGTACAGATCAGTTGCGTTCGGTGCTGACTGCGTTTGCCATGGGGCGAGCACGCCCATGCCTGGAAGCGGGGGAAAGCAGGGCGTGCACATATTTCCTCTTAGCTACGGCTGCGACGTCCGCGGCGGCGATCCGATTGCTGCGGCTTTTCTTCGCCGACCGTGATGACTTCGTGAACCTGCGATTCGACGCCTTTCTGATCGACCTCTTCGATTTCGACCTCGAAAGATGCGATCTTCGAGTCGGTTTCCTGGGCGGCCCTGCGCATCAGATCGTCCGACGATGCGGCGGCTTCCTTGCGGCGCTCGGCTGCTTCGTCATACAGCACGTCCTCGTTGTTCGTCATCGTGTTGTACAGGCGGTCCAGTGGGATCGGCGTGTCGAACTGATAGCACTGGCCGACGAACCCCCTGGCGCGGTCGATTTCCGACACCGGCAACATGCCGTACATCTTGTGCTGATTCACAATGCTTTCGTGATCTGCTCGGGAGCCTTCGGGATAGATGCTCTTCTGCTGACCCGGAGGGATTTCGACGAAGATCGGGCGCTGCGTGCGCTCCGTCCAGAAGTGCAACTGGAAATTGTGTTTGGTCAGATTTGCAACGAATAACGGCATGGTATTCCCTGTTAGTTAATCCCTGTAATGGATGGAGCCCGTGGAAACACGACAGGGGGCGTGCTTGTCAGTTGCGCAACCTATCCACGGGCTGACCGTTTAGAAGCCGGCGCTGACGAGCGTGATGGCTTCCGGACGCGGTGCCCAGCCCGACGTCGAGCGCAGTTCCGACACAACGTCAACAGCGCCAGCAGGAAGCGGAGCGATGATTTCGGTCGGTGCGGCGCGGTCGACGAGTTGCAGCGAGCAGGCGTCGAGACCCGGCGTGAGTTCAGCAAACACGTTCGTGTTGATCTTGTTCACGCGGTTCTTCTTCACCTCCGGCATGGAGATGATGATCAGGTCGGTGCCGCCTGCGCCCTTGCCGATGAGCGTGTCATCGCAAGTCCAGGTGATCTCGTCCTTGTTCCAGCCAGCGACGTCGTCCACAAGACCGCGGATCGACTTCGAGCCCGCGCCTTCACGCTGGAACTGCGTGAGTTGGACGATGCCGTAGTAGCTGATCGCCTGCATGATGCGTTGAGTCGTCAGCACCGTGAAACGGGCCGGGACGCCAACCGTCATCGTGCGCGTCTTGATCGCAGCGATCTGCTGTGCGAGGAAGAACGCCAGCGCGCCGTTGTCGTACGTCGAGATGGTCGTGTTGCCGTTCGGGTCTGCCGGCAGGTTCAGTGCCGTGGCGCCGTTCGCGTTCAACAGGCCTTCGCCGTTCGCCGGGTTCGCGCCGTACAGCAGCAGGTTCCGTTGTTGCTGGAACGTGCCCTGACGCATTGCCAGGCGATGGGCTTCGACGGTCGACGCGCCAACGCGGCCGAGAGCAGCCGTGTCGTGATGATCGTATTCGGCGCGCGAACGGATCATGTACGTCGGCGTGCTGATTTCGTTGTACACGACCGTGCACGACGGCAGCGCGTTGGCCACGAACTGGCCGGTCTGCACTTGCGTGCGGACATCTAGGCGCTTGATGTAGACGGCCAGGTCGCCCTCGCCGAGACGCACGAGCGGGTCGCCCGTTGCGATCGTGTCGAACGCGCCCGATGCCTGTTGATACTGCAGGAGAAGTTCGGGAACCACGTACGACGGGTTGACCCGGATTTGTGCCGGTACGATATTGGCCATGTTCTGTCCTTAGAGCTGGATAAGGGCCGCGTAACCTTGACGATTCCAGGTAGCTGCGCCGGTGGTTGCGTTGTAGGAGACGGTCATGCTGTTGCCAGCGTTGATGTCCAGGATCTTGACGGGGAGGGCGCCCGTGCCGTAGTTCAGAACGATCGTGCCCGTCAATGCGCCCGTGGCGATCGCACCCGATGCGGCCGTGATCTGAATCGAGAAATGCTGGTTGTCGGTGAATGCCGACACGGTCTGGTTGCCGTTCACGAGCGCTGCGCCCGTACCCGTCACGCCGCTGATGTTGATGAGGTCGCCCACACCAGCAACCGGCGAAGCCGCAGCCATTACGATGGCGATCGTGTAGACGCCGTTGGCAAACGACGAGGTGGCCGACGTAACCGAGTAGGTCGCCGTCGCTGCGTCGTACGGTTGCAGAACCTGGTTGTTGAAGTCCCACGACACCTGGCTGGTGATCAGGCTGCCGTCCAGCGATACCAGCGACGGATCCATTGCGACAGGAATCGCGATACCAGAGCCGAGGCGGAAGAACGGAACGGTCATGCCGGCGGCGCCAGCGGTCGGAACGGGGCTCGATGGCGAGCCAACCCATGCGTAGGCGTTGTTGAATACCGTGAAGCCGGTGATGTTCGCAACAGCCGATGCTTCGACGATCGTGCCGCCTTGGGTGCGGTCGTAACCCGATGCCGGAGCGATGCTTTCCGAGATGGCCATGCCGCCCCAGATGGGACGCGTCGCGCTCGCGGAAACAGTGCCGATTGCGAGCGAATAGCGCGTGGCCGGAGCGTCCTGATAGACGCCCTGAACGTAGCCAGCGCTTTGTACCGAAAACGAACCTTGAGCATTCGTAGTCGCGTACGGGTAGAAAGGCGTATTGAGTGCCATGTTTTCCTATCCTGAAATGAAAAAAGCCCGCTCAGTGGCGGGCCTCGTGTTAGCGACTACTGCAGTCAGTGCTTGTTCGGCTGGTTGATTTCGCCGTGCATACGCGGCGCGCGGAAATCGTCCATCCACGAACCGACGTTGCCGTAGAACGTGGTGATCTTGTGGCCGGTGCCCGTATCGCGGGTCACGGCGCGCAAACCACCTTCCGGCGAAACGGCCGGGTTGACGGCGGCGCCCATCGCATCGGCGTAGATTGCAGCCTCTGCGATGTCGAACACCGAAGCATCGAGCTTCGACAGGTCCACGTCCTTCCATGCAGCGCTATGCGACTTCATCGGCGCAGCAAGGCGCTTGCGGTAGGCCAGAAGGTCTTCGCCGTTCAGCGGGCGATTGGCCGACTTGCCGAACGCCGAATAAACGCTGTCGGCCTTGGCTTGCGCGTCGGCCATTGCTGCATACTCAGCGTCACCCAGGGGCTTCGGCGACAGGCGCGCCGTTTCGACGAGCAACTTTTCGAGTTGCGACACGCGATCAAGCAGGACGCTTTCGCGCTTTGCTGCATCGGCTTTCGCTTCTTCTTCCTTCGCTTCTGCCTTCAACTTCGCGGCCTCCGCTTCCTTGTCCTTGGCGTCGTCGTCGGCTTTCTTGCCGTCCGAGTCCGCCTTCTTGTCGGCGACCGACATTTCGTCACCCGGCATTGCGTCGGCCTTCTTGTCGTTCTTGTCGCCGTCATACGAGTCCATGCGCTTGCACAGAGAATCGACAGCGGACATCAGCTTTTCCCATTTGTCGGAATCGGCCTTAGCCTTTTCTTCTTCGGCATCAGCTTTCGCCTTTTCCTCAGCGTCGGCCTTGGCCTTTGCTTCGAGTGCATCCTTCGCCTCGGCGTCCGCCTTGGCCTTACGCTCTTCTTCAGTCATCTCAGGTTCCTGAACGTTAGTGGTAGATACGCCAGTAGGCGGACCGCCCTTGTCCCACACGCCAACCTCGCAGATCGCGATGTGGTCGAGCAGTTTTGGGTTTCCCTCTATAAGACCCTTCTCGCCGTTGTCGAGGGTTACAACGGTGTTTTCCAGCTTCGGATTGCGGAACACGACGTTGGGCGACGTGGACAATTGCTCGTTCGACATCATCGTCGCCGCGGCTTCGTTGTAGATGCGGACGATCGCCCAGACCTCGTCGCCCTTGATGTAGGGCAACATGACCGATCCAACCGAGCGCTTCTTGAACTCTTCCGAATTTAGGTTGCTGTTCTCTGGATGGTCGACGATGACCGGCAGGCCATTGCAGCGCGCCAGGAAATCATCGTTGAGGTATCCCTCTGGCGGTCGATAGACGTATTCCTCGTCCTTCGATCGGTACGATGTCCCCGTTCCCGTGATGCGAATATCGAATAACCACATGTTCACGAAGAACTGCGGCGACGAATACTCGCCAGCGACCATCGCTCGCGCGAGGTCCGTCTCTGTCATGTGCGCTTTGCGGATCGCCTTGAACGCGTCAGACTCAAGCACAAAGAGGCAGCCAGGATGCAATGGCTCAGGCCGTGAGCCGAGCGGCGACCAGACGAACTCAGTGCTTTCATCGCTCAGTGCGACGTCGAATGGCCGGCACTCGTGATAGAACGTCGTGAACTCTACGTCGCCGTCGCTTGTCGTGCCGAGCTTGATCAGTTTTTCCGGTTCATACCCAGATTCTTCTCGTGTTTCACGTCGGGCAGCTTCTTCTGGCGTTTCACCAACTTCGATGTGGCCGCCAGGGAATGCCCACTCGCCAGGGTGATCGCCGCCATTGCCGCGGCGTAGGAACAGTACATTGCCGTCAGCGACGATCAGCGTTCCCGCAGCCTTGACCGTGTCGCCAAGACTGTATGCATCGCCATCGTCGGCCGAATCAGCCCTGGCACCGTGCTCGCCGTATTGAACGCGCACAACAACCGGATCGGTCGGGGATTTTGGCGGCACCACACCAACAACCTTCATCTTGGCATCGCGCGGCAGCAATATTTCCCTTTCGTGTGCGTTGCGAGAATGTTCGGCCATATCAATGCCGGTAGCGCCTTCGCCAGTCTCGATCTTGAGCACCACGCCGCCCATTCCGATCATCTTGGCAACGCCAGCCGACTGCGAGGTCGAAGCGAACGCCGGATCGGAAATCGTCATCCCCTTGTTGATTTCTCCGTTGGGGAACAACTTCTTTGCCGCATCACGCGACATGCCGCGATAGAGCGTCGTTCCGCTAGAAAGCGGACTTTTCGAGATTGCACTATCCAGCCGTTTGACCGATGGATCGCTGGCGTTGCCGTCGCGAAGTTCCTTGTTGACGCGCAAGAAGTCATCGCCCGAATAAGACGAAAGGGTTGATTTCTCGTCTGAGGTCAACTTTCCGCTACCGCCGCCCGAGCCAAACTTACCATCGGCTCCGCGCGGGTGATCGGACTCATTGAATTCAGCGTCAGCCTTTCTGGCCACGCTATACGCAATCGCTACCGCCTGCTTCGGATCTTTCCCCGCGTCGATTTCGGTCGCAATATTCTTGCTGATCGCCTCTTTGCTCGATCCTTCTTCTAATGGCATATCAAGCCCTCATTGCTGCGATCTTCGCGCGCACGGCGGCAAGTTCATCCTTGCCTTTCTGGGTGATCATGTCGTCCGGCAAGTCCCGGAGGTTGTATAGGTACTCATAGCTGCACGAGCAATACACTTCCTCTGCAGGCTGCGTTATCTGATCGGTGTAACCGGCGGGGCCGACCTTCATGAACCCCTTCTCGATGGCCCAATTGCTGCGGATCGCATAGACTCTGCCGTCGCGCTCTTTGTGATCGGGGCGGAAGTTGTAGCCGGCGCGCCTGAACTGCGAATGCCATCGGGCGGCAATTGCGCCGCCGTCCGTCGCGATGATGTCGTTGAGCGAACTGACAAACTTGGCCGACTGATCAATCACACATCGGCGCTCTTCAAACGACAGCGAGGTCAGCGCCTTGCGGATGTTGTCCTTGACGTCCTTCGTTTCGACCGCACGACTTCCGCCGGCGGGGATCGATGAAGCCCATCCAGCGAAGCGTTGCGCTGTCTTCTCGACCATCGCCTCACGGTTCAACTTGATGAGGCTGCGGGAGACCATCATGCGACGGTCCAGTTCGCCGCGCAATTTGGGCTTCAGTCGGTCGATCGTGAAACGCGGCACGCCCGGATGTTTCTTCAGGATCTGACCGTCGTCGACCATCCGCTTGTAGATGCTGCCGAGTGCGCGCGTCAGCTGCTCATTCAGCACACTTTCAGGCGTGAGGCTTTCGGCTGCAGCACGGCGAATACGGTCCGTCCAGTACTGCAACCGTTCCACGCTGTCGAATCCGTTCTCCTCAAAATCCCTGATCGCGGCGGTGACGGTTTCGAAGAAAGTTGCCATCAGGAGCGGCCGGAGAATGGAGGCGGAGCGTCAGGATTTTCGGGAGGCGTGGGCGGCACGTAACTCCTCAGATCATCGTAATCAAGTTCCAGCGGATTCGAGAACAGGTGCTTCGACTCGTTGATGTTGCTGGCCGCCCATTCGACCAACCTGGCCTTGTTGTCCGGGTCGAGGTTGGGTAGAAGCACTTCGATCGCTGCGATGATGCTTTTGAGCTTGATGTCGTCGACTTCGACGAGCTTCGATTCCGGCTCCACGAGGAGGGAAGGCCATTCAGCCTCGAAAGCATTCGCCCAGTCGTAGAACGCCTTGTGGTACGGGACGTTCTTGTATTCTGGAACCTCAGCTTGGATCGTCTTGTAAAACTCCTCAGTCCACGCAAGCCGCATCACGATCCGATCAAAGAACGTGAAGATAGGCTTTGCCGTCTGCTGCTCGTGCTCGATGTAGCGAACAATGTCCTTGGCGTCTTCCGTGCCTTCGCCGAATCCTTCCGCGTACGACTCGGAGTTGAGCAACTTGGCTGGCTGCGGGACAGCAGCAGCGATGTTCTCGAGGATGTTCTTCCGGGCCGTTGTGAGTGCACCGTCAGCGTTCAGCAGATTCAGCGTCTCAATTCCCTCTTCGGGAGTAATGTTGATGACGTTGTTGGTCTGCGCCTCCTTGACGACGTTTCGCTTGATCCCCTGAAACACAGCCATCGCGCGGTCGGCGATCGATCCGGCCTGTTTCATCTTGGCGACGATGACGCCGACCTTGCGGGCCACCATATCGTCGGCCACCATCGTCTGAACAAACGACTTCAGCGGAAAGAGAGCGCGCTGATAGACCGAACGGCCGGTGTAGCCGTAAGCCGAGTTCGTGTACTCGATGTACAGCGGGTCTTCGTTGAAGAAGACCAGCGACCGGGAGGGGTGATATGCCTGTCCTGCGGCCGTGATAATGGTGGGCTTCTGGAAGTCCGGCGCGTTAGGGTCCTGATTCAGCACCAGCGACCCGGCAGTGTTCAGCGGGTCGAGCGCATTGAAGTACAGATCTTTCTTCGCGAGATCTTCGGGTTTGATCAGCGTATTGGTATCAACGCCTTTAGCGCCAAAGACCAAAGCTGCAGCGCCATAAATCTTGGCCAGGCGCCATGTGTTTGCGATGTATTTGTTCGCTCCGATCTCGTCCCACTTTCGTTCGAAAGCCTCACGAATCCTTTCCTCTGGGCTGTTCGGAATCGAGATCGTTCGCTTCTGGCTCATCGCCAGTTTGATCGGCTGATCTACGATCTTTGAGCCGAGCGGATGAAACGCGTAAATCGTCTTGCACAACTGGTACGACGGCTCAGCACCTGGAATGATGTCATCCGCCATGAGCAGATCAGTCAGGCTCGAGGATAGCGCCGATCCTGTGATATTGATTTCTGCCATGTGGTTTTGTCAGTTACAGGCCGTCAGAATCTCCTAGGCCGATTGCAATGCCGTAGACGCCCGTGTCGTACAGGTCGTCCGCCTGGTTGGGAATGCCCAGCCGATAACCGAAGAACTGGCTAAGGAAGTGGTTTTGAGCCCGCCCCTTGTATTCAACAATCTTGTTGTAGGCGTGCTCGCTGATTTTCACGTCGCCGCTATGGACAAAATCGGATACGCCCGTGCCGCGGGCGTCTTTGCTCATGGAGGTCAACTTGCTGTCGATAGCCTGAGCAGGCCAGCCGCTACGTGCCGCCCGCTGAAGGAGCGTGATACCGCTGCCCTTGTCCTCAACGAAGCTCCCGGCACTACCCATGCGCGCGCCGCAGAGCCTCGCCAGCTCCTCGACTCGCGACATCACGTTCGGGAACCACTCGGCGATCAGGTCACTCTCGATCTGGGTTATGTCCCAATCGAGAATAATCAGTTTGTGCCCGATGTGACGATTGCGGGCGAAGTAGGTCACGCCCGTGCCATCGTTCTTGTCACCCGCCTTGAGAGCAGAGTCGAGAATGGCGAACACATAATCGCAGCGCTGCGGCCACGGCACCGGAGCGCCGTCGACCAGCATGTTCTCGACCTTGAACAGCGTGCCCTCCAGCGGACGTGGCAACTGCTGATAGAGCGATGCCCACGTGCGGACGTTGTTCTGAAACTGCGCCCAGTGCTTTTCGGTGAACCATTGCGGCCACAGGTATTCGCCGATCTTTCGACCAAGCGGGTCGTTCTGGACTTCGCAGCGCGCCTGCAGACAGACGACTTCCCAGACGTTGCCGTCGCGGCACATGATCGGGCCGCTTTCGCCCTTCCAGTCTTCAGGAAGGATGCGGCCGGCGAGGTCGTCTTCGTGCCAGCGGGTCTGGATGATGACGACCCAGCCGCCAGGGATGAGACGAGTTTTCAGGTCGTCGTTATAGGCATCCCACGTCTTGTCACGGATCGTTGGAGAATCAGCCTGCTCGCGGCCCTTAACCGGGTCATCAATGATGATGCCGTTGGCGCGGTTACCAGTGACGCCGCCGAGAATACCGGTCGCGATGTACTCGCTACCGTTCGTCAGCGAAAATTCTTGTGCTGCGGACGATTCAGTCGTCAGTTCGCAGCCGTAAATCCCCTTGAACCGCTTCTGCTTGATGATCGAGCGGGTACGGCGTCCCATCTTGCGGGCGAGGTCGTCGCCGTAGCTGGCGAGAATGACCTTGCGATTCTTTTCCGCGCCAAGATACCGCGAGGGGAACACGACGGAAGCGTAAGTCGATTTCGCGCTACCAGGCGGCATGAAGAACATGGCCCGGCCGTGCGGCGTCTTGCTCACCCTCTCCATCGTCTCGAGAATGAGGCGGTGGTGCTGCGCCATCGTCGTTTCGATAGGCTCGAAGAATTCCGTGTCTGGATCTTCGCCGGCAGGCTTGCCCGGTATCTCGATGGCTTGGGCGTAGGAGAGTACGTCCTCTCTAGCCCTGCGGCGTATCCAAAGTTCTTGCGCCGCTTGCTCCAATGTAGGCGGCGAGTTCGTCATCCGTCATTTCCTGGGCGCTCTTTGTTGGGATCAGTGGGGCGCCATCCTTGCCAGTCATCTCTCGACGATTTGTAAATGAGCCGCCCGATTCCTTCGCCGCCTGCTCGAGCAATTGAGCGGCGAGGGCGGCATTGCCGCGAGTTGCGGCGTTCTGATAAAGGTTGTTGAGCGCGCGCAGCCGGAAGTTCTGATTAGCAATCGGGATAGAAGCCTGATCCTCAAGAAACGCCTTCCGAGTCGCCTCGAAAATTTCGCGCCACTTCTTGCTGAGGTTGCGCCCCATGAACTTCGTCGGGTCGTAAGTCGACACCTGCATCCGGGTAATTTCTAACCCGAACTCTTCCTTTACCGCGTTCGCTACCTGCGTAGGAGTGTCAAAGCACGCCAGCGCTTGCACGACGAACGCTTTCACGTCATCTGTGAGCGCTGCCATTTTTCAATTCTCTGTAATGCGCGGGTAATATTTACGCCGCCCGGAGCATGCATGTGCCGCAAGCCTGCGCGATGTTGAGGTGGCCGACTTCGGGAGCGCGGCGCGATGCCTCGATCAGCTTGGCCGTTTCGCCCGCTCCTATGCCGTAGCGGCGGACAATCCCGACGAACTCTTCCACGTCGTGCGATCGGATACCTAGCTTTGGCAAGCCGTCCTTGGTGAATGCTGGCGCACCGAACTCATCGACCTTCTGCGCTATGTGATAGAGCTCGTGTTCTATCAGCGCGCACCACTCTACGTCGGAGCACTCGTTGGCGTACATAGCATCAAGCGTGATGAGGTAGGTCGGGACTCGCCCGAACCATTCGTGCATCTGTTGCTCTTGCCTGCCTTTCTGCCAGGCGCCACAGCGAAACGTCACTTCTTCGCACTGGCCCACCACGCGGCGCATCTGCCGGCTGTTCTCTTGCGCAGCCCAGAGGAACTCTACGTCCGCATCTCTGAGGTGCTGGTGATCGGCGTTGTAGAGCGGAGAATGCTCGCTGTGCAGCGTCCTGGATACCCATTCGGCCACACCTTCGGCGGGCATGAAGCGCCTGAACCAGTTGCCTGCGTCGAACAGCGATGCGGGAGGCCGAGGGCGCTCAGCGAAAGCTTTTATCTCGGGATCCGCCTTCTTGCGTGCCATTCGTTTTTATCCGCTCGTGGCGCTTTCGAAGATCCACTCATTCGGAGCGCTTCGTGGTTCGGATCAATTTCCTACACACTGATACGCGATGACGTCAGTAGTGGCGCCGGAGTTGAACGTCACGGACGATGCCGAAGCATTTGTGGCACGCACCGCGCTATTCGTAGATGTGTTCGTCGCCGTGCACACGTAGGAAGTCGTGTTGCTAAATATAGCGTTGCCGGTAAAGGTCGCTGTTCCCGTTCCGGACGCGAGAGTCACGGTGCCGGTCACTATGTGTGGCGTTGTAACCGCAGTGCCGTTGGCTGAATAAACGTTCAGCGTGCCGCTACCTGCTACCAGCGCGCCCGATACAGCCATGTTGCCGGTATGAGTCCAGCTTCCCGTGCCGCTGTTGGACGTGATAGCCGTGATGCCGCCAGCTTGGCCTCCACATGCCGACATCCAGGGAAGAGCAGTATCTCCGGCGTCATTCTTGAACCGGAACCGCATACAGCCGGTGATAAATACTGCGTCGGACGTGCGATTGTTCGCCGTCAGCGTCTGGTCGAAGAAGGTCGCGCTAGCGAAGTTAGGTCCGCCGCCCAGAGCGACGCCAGAGTTGGTCGGGCCCGCAGCCTGGGTGTTGTTCGTGGAGTTGAGGCTTCCCTGAACGTTGACATTGCCTGTCACGCCCAGAGTACCGGCTATTGTGCCGCCCGACTTGGACAGATAACCGCCGAAGTACTGCGCGTGTGCCAACGCAGGCAGCAACAAAAGAATGAGTGCGAACTTGCGCATTCAATACCCCACAACGGCGAAAGTGGTGCCGGCCGCCGAGCCGATACCATTTAGAGCATTCGTCGGCCCGAACGGCAGCGACAGAGCAGCACCTGGAGCGATGGCAAAATCCGAAGTCGTGGCGGTCGCGCCAAAGGAGACATACAGGATCTGGCTGGCGTGGGTGTTTTGCACCGTTACCCAACCTTTATATGTGCCGGCCGCAATGAGCGGTGCCGAGGTCGTGCCAACGCTGTTCGATGAACTGACACCGGCTTTCGATGGGCCCGCTACGCCGCCACTACTTCCAGAGCCAGAAGTGATGTAGACGGGAATTGCCCCTGCGGGATTTCCTTGGTCATTCGGGTAGGTCATCGTCTACTCAGAAGTTGATGCCGATCTCTCGGCTATACCCCGCGATCTGGTGGCGAGGTATAAGTTAGGCGGCCGGGTTCAAGCGGCAGTAGTGCACGAAAACCCACCGAGTCCGCAGGGGCAGTCCGTGTGTGGGCAGCAATACCCCATGATTGGAGCCAACTCGATGTTGCATTTGCCGCAGCGAGGATTGGCGCTAACCGCCGGCATTACCGGGATGAACGGGTATTGTGGTGCGATCGTCGGTTGCGAAGGGATCGGACCGAATGGCTGACGTGCATCGCGCTCCTTGGTCAGGATGGCGACGATGCGCTCAAGTTCAGCGACGCGTTGCGCAAGGGAGCCGACGTCGAGTGTCTTTGTGCCTTCGCTCATGATCCCATCGCCTCAGCCGCACTGCGCTCATAAAACCGTCCGCCGATCATGGCGTGGTCGCGCAACTCAATGTATTCAAACTGCGTGTGTTTCTTCTGCGTGTCGACGTGGCACAGCATGAAGCCAAGCGCCCACTTCTCGCCGGCACAGTACGTCGCCGCGCGAGCATGCCCGCAACCAAGCTGGTGCCATTCGCTCGATCCGAACTGCGGCGAGTAGAACGGCCAGACGATGTGTTTATGATGGTGACCATTGAATCCCGGCACGCCCATGTTCCGGCCTTCCGGGAAGTGATGCGCCATCAGGCAGTCGTACATGACGTGATAGTTCTTCGCCAACTCCTGCTTCATGTCGCGCTCGCTGAACGCAGCAAGATCCATCCGGGCGATGTAATTCACCTGGTAGGCTTCGAGGCCCAGCAGCCTCGGCACCGTGAAGCCGTGCAGATCAGACAGGACAACCTTGAGCGCGGGCGTCGCTTCGCCGAGGTGGCGAATGAGGCGCGCTTCGTGGTTGCCCTCAATGTAGACGATCTCGGTGTCAGGGCAGGCGACACGAATGTCGTTCAGGAACGCGTGCAGCCACTTGATGCGGCCGATCACATCCCATTCGCGCGGGTCGACGCCGTACTTGCCGAACTCGGGCAGGTCCAGTGCGTCACCGTTGATGACGACCTTCTCAGGCTGCACCCGCTTGGCGGTATCGATGAAGCAGCGGCGCCAGAAAGGATCGCACTCGATGTCGTGAATGTCCGACGCGACGAGAACTGTCTGGAAGCGCTTCGAGCTGGGGCGCAGATAAGCGTCTTCCCATCCCGATTTCTCGACGTTCATGCGGCGCTGCACGTCCTTGCTGGCGTGCTTGGCAATCGCCCGCTCGAGCCCGTGTGCGTGGCGCGACAAGACGATACCTGCCTGGCGCTTGAACTCGTGGAACGTGCCGAAGTGCCTATTCCATGTGGATTCGGAGATTTCCGAGTGCACACGGAAGTAGTTCCGGCTGATTACCTTGTCTTCGTCGATCTTGGCGATGCGCTGAAGTTCGGCGATGCAGTCGTCTGCGGTCCAGTCGTCGCGAAATTTGCGCTCATTCTCCGACAGCGGGACCTTGATCTTGCCACGGAGCGTGGATTCCGGGATTCCGAGCTCGCGGGCTGCCGCACGGACGCTGCCATGCTCTTTGACAGCCTTCTTTAGCTCGCGAATATCCACGGTTTCCCCTTAAGACGTCAATTTTGGTTTGAACTCAATGCACCAGTCGTCCGGATTGACTTCGGGCCACTCAGCGCTCGATACGCCGGTTGCAGGGTCATAGACGAACACTGGCGGGTAGCGCCGGCAGCGCATACCTTCCGTCCTGCTGCAATGGACGGCTCGACATTCTTTACAGATCTCCGTGCGCTCAGCGACGACTTTTACTGTCTTGCGAGCTGCCATCGGAGATCCAGAAGAAAAAAGCCCGCAGCCTTTCAGCGCGGGCAGAGTAGCCAGGGGAAGCTACTAGCGAGGAGAATTGGGTGAAAGCTACTTTGTCGCAGACCGCGTGACCCGCAGGTGGCTATCGCCAGGCGCGTCGCTAATTTCACCTTCGTGTATGCCGCCTTGGTAGGCTGCTACGTGCGATTTAACGGCGGCCCTCCGGGAAGGTTCTGTGCGCCGTACTCTTTACCCAAGCCCGTTCGGACCAAGGGCGGCATGCATGAAGGTCGCACGTTACGGGTTCGTGCATCCGGCCTATCTTCCGGTCGATTTCGCTGAGTCAGCGCTTTCGCGGACCCAGACTCAAGCCCCGAAGGGATACTCTGGCGGGCAGCGGCGGAATCGAACCACACCCGGCTAGGATTTGGAATCCTGCCTGCCCCCTGCGCTACCACCCATGTTCTGGCGCATCCCTGCCGGAATCGAACCGGCTACCGTACCGCCGTCAGCGCGCATTTAGTCACGTGCGGTCACAGACAACCTAGACAGGATGCATTGAAGCGTACGATTTCTTACCTCTGTACGATTTTCCCGTACACGCTGCGGCAAGCGTACAAGTCACTAGTCGCCTTCCATCTGTTCGGCAATGTCCGCGCATACCTTGGATGCGCCGAGAAACATCGTCGACCACCACAGGTAAAACGCCGTCACTGGATTCATTTGGTCAATTCCCTCAATTCGTCCAGCTTCGCGATGTACCAGGCCCTCAACGCAGGATCGAGATTGCGCTGACGCTCTAGCGCCTGCTCAATGTCGTCGATGATTTTCTGTGCTTCAGTCATGAATTCTTCCGGGTCTTACTCTCCCGGCAGAGCGGCGTTGCGCCACGGCGGGATAACGGGCTACCGGGAAGCAGCCGCGGGGAAATCGAAAAGTTCTTCGGCTCGCTTGCGCGCCTCCGACCAGCCGGGCTTAACTGTCAGCGTTCTCCGCTTCTCGGCGCGCTTCTGTTCGTTGGCCTGTTGCGCCTGCTTTTCCTCAAGCACACGCTCGGGGTTCCCGTACATTCGGGATTCGAGGGGAGTGGGGAAGCGCATGACGGAGCCGGAAATGAAAAAGCCCGCGAGGCTTTCACCTGGCGGGCTATGGATTCTGTGGGCGCTTCTTCAGCACCACGGAAGTCAAGATACACGAAATTATCCGGGTTTACAACACCCCGCGAAAAATATTTTCAGCCTGTCTCGCCACGCTTTTTCCCGATCATCTGTGCGACTATTTTCGGGATTGTATCGGCGCTTCCTGATAGGTCGACCCAATCGCATTCAAACCGCCACTGAGTAGCCTGGTAGGTGTTGAACGAAGCCCGCATCGGCTCCAATGGGCTCGGGCGCGGTATCGTGGGCGCGACAGCGCGATAGCCGTTGAACTGCGCACGCACGTTGCCGAGCTCCTTCTCCAGCAGCCGCCAGCGCGCCCCGTCGAAGTCAGGGGTAGCTGCGTAGCCTGCCTCATAAACCGTGGTCAGAATCTCTTGGATGGTGGTCTCATTTGGCAGAGGGCTGCGGGACCACATGCTCAACAGTTGATATAACGCATCGTGAATCGTCTTGCCGCGCGTTGTCATTCTGCCCACTCCAGTTTCTTCCGCGTGGGCGGAATCGTCTCCAGCGTCCCGAGATCGATCAGTGTGAAATACCCTTCGCGGAATACCGCGCCTGTATCGATGTGATACACGTTTCCGAGCACGGCCGGGCGCTTGAGCGGTGTATGGCCGACGATTACCGCGCGGACATCTGGCACGCCCGAAACGTCTTCCGCTTGAATGCGATCGCGGCACCATAGAACGTCTTGCGTGATTGCCTTGAGTTTGTTGTTGCTGGTCACGGCGGCGAACCTTGTCACCATTTCGCCCCACGATCCACCGGCGACATCAGCATGGACAATCCCAACGAGACCGTCGGCGGTCTCAACTTCGATAGCGTACGGCAGAGCAGCGAGCTCGATCGCGTACTCCTGCTGTTCGGGCGGCGTCTTGCCGATCAGCCATGCGCCTCCGTTGGCGGCATAGTGGTATGGATCGCGGTTGCCAGGCGTGACGTATCGGATCGCCATATCTTCGTGATTGCCTTGGACGGCATGGAACCACGGCTTTGCGATCCACTCAAGCGCCAATTCGGAATCCGGGCCGCGGTCGACCAGATCGCCAACACTGAACAAGCGATCTACGTCTGGATCGAAGCCAATGCCGTCCAACTCGGTTTGCAGCAAGCGGAACATGCCGTGAATGTCGCCCACGGCAAAGTCGCGTCCGGACGTATTGCGTGCGTAATGGTGAACGAATGCATTCATACCGCTACCTCCATAACCTTGATGAGCCCGCGCGCCGTGAATTGCGGCACATCCGGGTATTTCCAGCGATACCCGTAAGCCGACCCCCGCTTTCCGGTGCAGGTGGAACAGATATGCGCTGCCGTGGCATTCGGCTTACCGTTCTCGCGCAACCATTTTGCCGCCGCTGGCGCATTCGCAAATCTCTCCCCAGTCTCGACGCAAATTACCGGGATAGACGCGGAGTTCTTCTCACCGAGGCTCTTGCCCGCAATTGCTAATGCCATCTTTTCGCGGTACTCGGCAGATCGTTCGATACCGGTCAGGGACGCAGAAATCCTAGCTCTAACATCGGCTCTCACCACAGCCCCAATTTTCGCCTGCCTCATTTTCTCGATAGTCGCAGCATCGCGAGGCTTACCTAGCTTTGAAAGTGATATAGCCGACGACTTACGCGCCATCACATCCGGTGGCAGATTCCTCTGTGCGGCGGCGCATCTCGCGCGAAATTCCGCACCCATAGTCTTACCCAGACGAGACGCTGACATTTTCGATCGCGTTTCAGCGCTCACTTTTCGCCCGCGCATGGGAGCCGTCGCAAACAGCGCAATGTTGTAAAGCCGTTTCCTTGGGCGCGCGTCTATCTGCTCCTGTTCCCGCGCATCCAATTGGTCGACAGGCACAAATGCGATCTTTGAGAAAACTAGCGCATCCTCACCGTATTTCTTGTATGCGTTTTGCAAACCCTTGCACGTATGACATCCCCTCCTCAACAGCCGGAGATGAGTGCGCCAACGGCGCTTGAAGCTCATGGCCTGCCCGATGTATTGCTTTCCAGACGGGCTTGTTATTGTGTAGATGCCGCAATCGAAATTCATCAAGCCACCTGCAATTCTTGTTTTATCAAGCCGCGCGAAACGAACATCGGGTAGAGCAGGGTCTTTGCCTCTTGGTAATGCCGGTGCGAATCCTCCTGACTGATTCGCGGGTTGCTCCAGACCGAGAATCCGCAGCGCTTGTTTTTCATCGATACCTGGATCGCCGCGCGTTGCTCCCAATGCAGTTTGTCGACACAAAGATCAACTTGCTCGGAACGATGCTTCCAGATTTTCGCTTCCGACATTGCCGATCGTTCTGCGTCGGTCAGCTTTCCGGGGATCTGGTAGTCGCGGCACGTGGGATCGCAGCGGGGGAAGCCAACCGCAGGCGAATACATATCCTGATATCTGTGCCAGTCCAGAAGTAGTTCTTCAACCTGGTTCGATTGGTCTTGCGTCATCTTGAACCCCGCACACACGATATTGTGGAAAACAACGCTTGTTAGCGAACATATTGTACATCAACAACGCTTCGTAGTCCTATTTAGAAGCGCTGTCAATCCTCAATTTTGCGATTATTCTTCGAGCCCCGTTGCGCCCATGAACGAGTAGTTCACGCCGTCATCTTTTGAGGGCGAGGCGGGTACCTCTGGTACGGGTCCATCCCTCCACTTCTTGTTATGCATCGTCGGCGCCACATACCGCGGACGGTGGAGGAGGTAGAGACCGACCAAGCCGCACATTGAGGCGACACCAAGGGCGTAGCCGACTATCAAGCCTGGAACGAATGCGCTCATGTCAGCTGTTCCCTTGGGTAACGATGGTTTCAGATTTATGGACGGTTGTCTTGCCATGGCGCTCGCTGTAGTTACGCTCCGTCGTGACAGTGCCATCGTCGCAGCGTGTGAAGTAATGCCAGTCTCCTGACTTGAACGCGTAGACCTTGCAGCCGTCCGCCTCTCGGATGATGTGCGGCGTTGCATCAGCGCGCTCCTGAGCCTCGCGCTTCTCCATGTCATGTTTCGCCCAGTCCGAAAAGAAGCAACCGTAGAGAAGGCCGCAACTCGCAGCCGCCATGAATACCCATTGCAATAGGGTGCTTATGCGGATCATGGTTGTTTCTCCGGATGCGCTTCTAGGAACGCCGCCATGCTCGTGTAAATTTTCTTGTCGCCATAGAAAACTGTGACGGGCCATGGGGTATGCATGAAGACCTGTATCGCGGTGATGGGATTAGCCCCTTCTAAGCCGAGAAGGCCCTCGCCATATGGGCCGGCGGTGAAAATCGGCGTCTCCAGCTTCGCCCGCAACGCCCGCACCTCGGCGATAAGGGCGAGAAGAACGTCTGGCGTCGCGGCCTCGGCATACGCGGCGTCATCGGGGTGCATCAGCATGTTGCAGGCAAATTCTTCTTCCGAGTACCAAGCCTCCTCGCCGATTTCTTCACCACGAGCGACCGCATCCTTCGCCAGCTTTCCCAATGCGTCGATGTCGATCATGGCTGCTCCTTTGCGCGTGCTGCGTCGATAGCGACATCGAGAGCAGGGTCATACATGCGGTCGCTCTTATTGGCGTCGAAGTAGGCTTGAGCCTCTGTTGCATGCGGCTCCTCGTCTTCCGGAATAAGGCCGGGTCCTTCGAGCGTGTTCTCAATCCATTCCATCGCGCCCTCAGCGCCTTCGCCGTGCTGCCACTCGATCCAGGCAGCCTGCATCGCGACCGTGTTGTTATGCATGATCGTGCTCATCATCTGACCGCTGCGCAGAAGCTTTGCGTTATCAACGCGCAACCGCTCACACTCCGCGAGAACCTTTTCATACTCCGCGTAGAGACAAAAAATGCCGTCATCGCGGGGAGCGGCTGATGCGCCGTATCGTTGGGGTTTGGTCATTTGGCTACATCCTCAAAGGAAATTCGCGCCCTTTCATCTCCAGCAGCGTCACTCAACTGCACCCGAGAAATTCCCGAGATGCCGTCATCTATCCAAATGAAACTGTCGAGCATGAAGGTAGTGGCATTCGGAACGCCGAGAAAATCGTTCAGGTCGTTGGCGAGTTCGCTACCGCCTCTCGCCAACTCGACCCATGCCCTGAAGTCCGCGAGGCATGCGTCGAGCGATTCGACAGGAATAGACAGGAAGTCTTTGATCGAGCTAATGTTGTATTCCTTGCTCACGCTGCCTCCCGCTTGAGTCGCCGGACTTCGGCCCTGTAGAACGCTTTCATCTCTTGAATCTCCGGTATGGTGAGCTTTAACGGGAGGTGAGGGCCTTCAAGGCGCTCGACCTCGGCTAGGCCGATCTTCTTCACCAGGTTCACGCGGTATGCAACGAGAAACCCCGACTGGTGGCGGTTGCACGGAAGACATTGTTTATGGACGTTGGCTGGGTCGAACCTCAAGGCCGGCGACGATCCGCGACTCATGTAATGTCCGGCATCCCATTGACCCTGCCATGACGCCGGGCGCCCGCATGAGATGCACGGCAAGCCAGCGTCCCGCATCCTGATCCAAGCATTGAACGCCGCCTGCAGTTCCTTCAGGTGAGTGCCGCGAGTCTTGACCTTCTCCTTCGCCACCCGAGTAGCCGCACGTTCCTCGCGCTTGGCTCTGGCTTCCTTGCGAGCGTTGGCCTGACGAACGAGGTCAAGGGCGCAGGGCACCGAGCAAGCTTTGGACATACTGCTGATCGGCTGAAAGGAGTTGCCGCACGACCTGCAACGGCGCGGCTTCAGTGCCTTCTTTACGGGGATGGAAGTGCGGATCAAGCTTCCCTCCACGCTAGAACCCAAGACGCCAGCAGAGCGGCTGCACTTACCCATCGCATGATTTCCCATGAGCAGTGCGGCGCTGCGATGATGACGACGCACAGCGAGAGAAACTGGCTTTGCTTCATGCGACACCTCGCGCCAGTTCTTCATATCCCTGCGGCGCCGGGTCGGTCCACTTCACATCCCGCTCAGCGCCGAACGCATACATAAGCTCAACCAAATCGCTCATCTCGCGAATCGTCATGTTCCGCGTGCGCGCACCGATGACAACGAATCCGCCGTCGATACCAGGAACGGCCTTCTGCTTTTTCAGTGCCGCTGTCAGAACGTCTTTCCACTCGTCGGAAGTCAGACTCTGGCCATACCATTCGATCTGGCGCGAGAGGTCGGCGAGCATCGCCCACATCTTTGCGTTCTGGTCCAGCGAGCGAGTGCGCGGTTTGATCTCGACCACGTAACCATCCGGAGCCTGAATACAGGCCCGCGATGCCATCTGGCGTGCTGTGGCGTGAACGAGGCGGAAAACTTGTCTGTCGCCGCTCATTTGACCTCCGCTATGTCCCGCAGCGCAAAAGCGCAGAATTCCTTTGCCTTCTCTGGAGTCGAGTAGATGTATCCGCTACCGGCATTGCCGTCATAGCCAACCATGAAGTCATCGCACAACCGTACGATGCTCTCAAGGCGTTCCCGGCTTGTCCGGGAGGTACGCTTCAGGGTCCCTTCATAGCTAAGCGTGGCCGCATGACAGGACGCCAGGTAGGACGCGACGCGCATCCAGTAATCACGCTCTTTCTCGAGCTTTTTGATTCCGTCGCTCACGCCTTCACCTCACTAGCCAGATACTCCGCCGTAGCCGTCGACATCAGAGCATCCATTGCAGCTTCGAGCGCGTAGAGCAGTTCCATTGAGGCTTTCGTCCGGAAACCTTGCGCGCTCGCTTCCTCTACCTTGCGGGCAAGGGCTCCGACTTTCACTACGTATTCAGCACTGTTTGTCATTCTGTTTGCCCTCTCCAGGTGAGGTTTTGATCGATAAGGCTTAGTCCGCCTTCTTTTTCCCGCCACACTTTTCCGTCCCACCACACGCGCCATTCATAGAGCCAGCCGGCGTCGAAAATGCAGGCTTCGAACCAGCCGATGCGAACAGGCTTCTGATGCGGCGGATACCAGTCAGTCACCATTGGTTGGCTCCGGTTGTGCTTGTGCCGCCAGAGCGCGGCGCTGTGCGTCAATCAGGATGCGGGCGAACTTGTCGGTCCCGCAGAAGATGTTGTTCGCGGCCATAATCTCGAGCATTTCCTTGTGGCTCATCCCTGCGACTAGTTGGGTCGGCTCTTTCAGATCGGTCCTCATGCGGCCTCCATTGGTGAATTGGTCAGGACGTTTCGGCCGGCGCGAACCATTGCATCAATCGTCCGCACAACCAGCGCATCCGCTTTGGGGAACCATTCGCCGTCGTCCTGAAAGAGCTGGTCCGACAGCCTGTCGTATTCCTCGTCGGTGACGCCTAGCGCTTCGGCTGTCAGATAAAACAGGCGCGGTGTCGATCCCGCCCTCGCTCCACGCCCGATCCCAACGACCTCTTCGAACAGGACGCCAGAGCCGCCCAACAATTCGGTGCGAATCGACTCCTTGCCCCAATTGAGCTGGGCCGCAAGGGAGGCGATGGTCATCGGACCGTTCGTCTTCATGGCGGTGATGATTTGGGCACGCCGAGCTTCATTAGGTCTGTGCTCGCGGCTCATGCTGCAGCCCTCATAGCAAAGAAAGCCTGCGTCAGCGCATCCGGACGTGCGCTTGTCATTACAGTGGTGGAGGGCGCGCGCAACTTTTTCGGTTTTGCCGGCGCCCGCTTCTCACGAACGAAGTTCTCGCCCGGACCGGCTGTCCATACGTAGATGCGCATGTTCTTTGCGAACTCGCTTTGACGGTCTCCGCTCACATGACACAACTGCATTTCCTTGCCTTGGCGAAGGAAGCTATCGACCGTCTCGCGCGTGCGACCGACTTCTTTGGCGAGCTCGGCGGAGGTAGCTGGCCCGATCCGATTGAGCGCGTCGAGAACGTCAACCATCGTTTTGGTCAGTTCCGGCATTTCAAACGCGCGGCCAGTGGGAACGAGCTTGACCGGGTACGTCGGAAGGAGGCCGGCATAGCCGTTCTCGATCAGGTATTTGCTCAGGCGGTGCGGGTTGGGATGCTTCGCCAGCCTCGACAACTGGATGAGGGTCAACGGGCCGCAACTATTGAGCAGGTCGATTGCGGTCCGGATAGAACGGATTTGAGTAACGATCATGCGCATCACGCACCTCACTTGATCATGTGCCGGCGAATGCCGGTGATGCCACTTGGCAATTGATCGACGGATTCACCCGATTCCAGGAAGCCCGAGCCATCCGTGCCCGATGCCTTGATGAAATCGACTTCTACCTTGGCGCTGTCGACCAGCACTCGCGCGACGTCGGCCACAGCGCGGGCGCGATCAATATCCATGGGGTTATCTCTGCTGCGAAGATCGGCCAGCGTGTCGAGAAGATGCTGACGGACCGTAGTGATGTTGTTGCTCACGACTGCTTCTCCTTCGCCTCGCGGGCGATGCGGTTAATCTGGCGAGTGATGGCGCCTTTGAGTTGAACGAGTTTGGCGAGCTCAGGAGAGCGCGAAACGGGATGGTTTCGACGTGCGAGCTCAGCGCGGCTGATGCACTCGAGCCCATCAAGGGTGATCAGTGCTGCATCTGCGGTTTTGCGCCCGGGCCTGAAGACGACGACGTGCCCACGCGGGATTACACCGTTAGCCGACTCCCACACGATCCGATGCACGCCGACCCAGCGACGCGCAGGCAGAATGCTTGGGTCGTCGGTGACCTTGCGCTCGAGATAGCCGTCCTTGCTGATACGCTCCGACCCGATTGGCAGGTAGTTCACTGACTCCGACGCTGGGCGTCCTGCCTTAAATTGCGTGCGGCGGCAGTTCTCATGCGTTCCGCACAGGCCCTTCATCCCTTCGTTCCAAGCCTTCTGACCGCGCTTGAACTGCGTCGCCTGCATGCGCGGATCGGTGCGCCCACGCTGGATGCGTCCGCTGTCGACGCTCGCGAAGTACTCCGCCGACTTCTTCACGCCGAGTTTTTCGGCCATCTGGTAGACGCTGCGCTCGGTGCGCCCCATCTGTTCCGCCAGCGTCCGCGTCAGCGCGTTTGGGTATTCGCGCTCGAGCCTGGCGACGTCTGTCCGAGACCACGGCATGCGCTTAGTTGTACTATTCAGTCCAGTTTCAGTTCTTTCACTCATCCCGTCACCCCTTACCGTTTTCTCTTAGCCCACGCAGCCATAAGTGCTGCCTTTATCTGCTCACTTGCCGCTTCGCCGAATGCCGTTTCCATGTCTTTCAGGTATCGTCTTCGCCATTCGAGCGGCTTTTCGGAGACTTCTTCGACAAGCTCTGTTAAGCGCTGCAGATCGTTAATCATCAGAAAGGCAGCCCGTCATCGTTGGGATCGGCCGCCTGCCTAACGTGTGCGATTGCATATGCCGCGTGCCACTCAGCTATCTCTTCTGCGACAGGCAGACCCGTCGGCACAAACCAGAACTCGTCCTCACGCTCTAGATAAAAGCCTCGGTTTTCAATCCAAGCAGCAAAAGCCAAGTGAACGCCGCCGTCGTGGCTGCCCGATTCGAAGCATCCGGCGCAGTCGCAGAAGACGGACAACCCGTCTGGAAATGACGTGGCCTGTTCGGCGCCAATCATCCAGCGTTCGCCTCCAGTGCATGATTCCCGCTTCATCGCCTTGACCCCCGGAAACGTGGCTCGAATGTCTGCGATCAGATCGTCAATGCTCATGCGGCCTCCTTCTTGCGGTGGTGCATGTTGTACGTGTTCGGCAGGACGCTCTTTTTGTACGGCTGGTAGCGCCCGCAAATGTGTTCATAAACGAACTCCACCATGCCAACCTTGCCGTTAGTCTTTTTGCGGACCTTCTGCACATGCACCTGGACGGGCGATCCGGTCTGTACAACGTCCCGATAGACCGTGATGCAGTTATCGGCCTTGTTTCTCCAGTGAGCCGACCCGCTAACGTCATACGGCGTTGGGACCGGGTAAGCGCCGCTTGTCTTGTCTTTCTGCAACTTGGTCGGGTGAGCGACCAGCCAGACGTGCACCTGATTCTTGCGCGCAAACGTGCGGATCTTCGTCAGCGCCTGGCTGATGTAATCCGTCTCAGTAACGTTGCCGTCGCGGGCCGGATTGATCTCGTTCCATGGGTCGATAATCAAACCCCGGATGCCGTGGCGAAAGACCAGTTGTTGAGATATCTCGAGCAGGCCGTCGACAGTGGGGTAGTCGGGCAGCATGAAATGGAAGTGATCGTTGATGAACTTCAGCGCTTCGCTCATCTCCTTGAACGACATACGATCCGTGAACCCTTCCATGAATGGCTTGCCGACGAACTTTTCCGCCATCTTCTCGACGTGGTACTTGAGCGGCTGATTTTCCGGCGAGAAAATCCCAAAATTCCAGCCGTAGTGGTTCGCCAGATTCAGGGCTAGGGCGTCCAACCACTCCGATTTGCCATGCCCAGGGATGCCCGTTACGAGCGTCCATTCGCCGGTCATGACGCGATACGTGTCGTCCATTTCTGCCCAGCTCGTCGACACGCCGCGTTCGGGGCCGTATTCGTAGTCGTTGAAGATCGATTCGATAATGTCGTTGACGCTGTATGTGCCTTCAATCGGCAACGCACGGGCGTTCTTGATGCAGTCGAGCAGGACGTCTGGGCCATGCGTCAGCAAAACCTCGTTGGCGTCTTTGCAGTGTTCCGGCCACACGACAATCAGACATTTCTCGCGACCGAGGCGGCGCACCAACTCTTCCTGAAGGCGCACGCCCGGCTCGTCGTTGTCGACGGCGATGATGTGCACCTTCACATCCTCGAGAGCCTTCTCAGCGAGAAAGTCGAATTTGTTGCTGTACGACTTTGAGTCGGCGGCCGGGGCGCCATCTGGCACAGAGACGCAACTCGTCAGGCCGGCCATCTCGACCGACAGCTTGTCGATTTCGCCCTCGACCCATATCAGTCCTTCGGGGTCTATGTCGTTAATGCCGTACAGGATGCGCTCAGCGCCGGATGCCATGCGGAACATCTTGTCTTTGCTGCGGTACTTGATGTTGACGACTTCTTCGCCGCGGTAGTACGGGAACATGATGCAGTCCCGCTCTTCCTCGACTTGGGGAAAGTAAGTCGAACCCTTAGCGATCTTGTTCCGCTCAAGAGCCGCAGCATCGATGCCACGCGTCCTGAACCATGCGACGGTTCCGTCAGGAACTTGCGCCGGCGCAGCGAATGCGGGTCTCGTGTAGACCTTGCGCACTTCCGGCTTCTGCCATTCGCCGCCCTTCAGCGTGCCACTCCAGCCGCAGTGCCAGCAGTTCCAAACGCCTTGTTCGGTGTTGACGTTGAGGCATGGATAGTTCTTTTTCTTCCGACCGGGCGAGCATTGCGGGCATGTCGTTTTAACTTCGATGCCGCTCTTGCTGCCCAGGTCGATTCCGAAATCAATGAAGGTCTTCACAGTACAAGCCCGCCCGTATTTCCTTGTTGTCCGTTCTGTTGACCGCGCCTCTGGTTTCTTACCCAATTCCGCCAAGTCGCCGGCCAATCCACCTTGCGACCCTTTGCGCCACCCTGTGCGATCCAGTAATCGCGAAACTGTTCCGCCACGCTTTGGACATCCAGATCCGGTCTCTCTGATTCGCAGAACTCAATATCTTCACCCGTTGGGTGCCAGTCGGCAGGCAACCGCGTAGCGCGTTGCGTCTCTGCTTTTATATCTTCTCTTCTCTTCTCTTCTCTGGTCACGCTTGTGTCACGCTCACTGCGTGACATTTGTCCATCTTCTTCCGTGACTCTGCTTCTCTGGTTTCTCTTTCTTTCTGCAGCTAAGCCCCGCGCCTTGGCGCTTTCGCCGTTGTGTCTGTCGAAGTTCGGGAATGTCACGCCGGACTCGTCTATCTCCAGCCACCCAACGGAAACCATCGCTTCGGCGAATCCGACGTGACGAACGTACCGATCTATCCAGACATTTGTCACGCCGGGAGCGTGACCATCGCGTGACTGCGTATCAGCCCATCCCCAGAGGTGATGCAACATGCCCACCACGGTGAACTCGTCGACCGACAGACGTGCAGCAATAGAAATGACTGCGGGATCATCCGCCAAAGCAATTCTCATCTTGATCCAATCCCCGGCCACTCACAGCCCCTTCAGGTCAAACAACTTAAAAGCCCAGTCGACCACCGGCTTGAGCCACATAGCGCGGCACACAAGCCACATCAGCGATCTCTTGAGCGCCGTTCTCATCTTTGAGCACCAACCTTCAACAAATAAGACCGCAGTCTCCGGATAGCCTCACCAGCCATCCGCGTTGCTGGCGTGTCTTCCTGGCACATCTGCATGCGATGCAGCAGTTCTGAAAGCGCTGCGAGATCCGGATCGGCGATCGGAAATACGTCAGTCGGCACCTTGATCGCAGCGATTGCCTTGGAGAGGCTTGTCTCTGCCCTTGAGAAACGCTTCATCTCAACCCCTAAGACAAACAATCACAGCCACCACCGGCAGCGCACACAGCACCGCCAGACAGATCCCGAACGTGACGGGCGATGCCATTACGCGGTCCTTCAGGGAAACGTTCTGGCGGGCCTGATATGCATCCCATTGGGCACGCTGGTATTCGTCGTGTTGATGGAGGTTCATGCTGCCCTCTGCGCAATAACTTCTTCCATGATCGTCAAGCGGCTTTGTCGATTCAGCCACTGCTGGACGCCCCAATTTCCTACTGCCCCACAAAACGCGCTCACCTTGTCTGCTGGCAAACTACGCCGAGCCGGCTTGTCGTCTGGGTGCAGGTAATCCGACACATGCGACGGATAGCACTCAGTGCGCTCTGCCAGGCTTCGCTGTGTCATCGCTTTGATTCTGCGATGCGCCCAAGCCATCCTCACTGCCTCGCGGTACGTACGGCATTCCGCGATAACCTCAGCCGGCAGAAACTCCGGCGCCCTTACCACACCTCCAAACAAATGCAGGTCGTCCATTTCGAAGCTCCCTAGTGAAAGATTCATCGGTTCCCGGTTGCGAAACCGGTTGATCGAGAGGGAAAATTTTTTGCATCTAGTTGACGCAAAAAATTCGAAGACTCTCTGATGAACAATCACCCCCAACTCCTTAAGCCACTGTTTTGTGCACCCCTCGTGATGAGGGGTGATGGCCTGTTATATGTTGTGCATCCTGCTTTATTTGGTTTTTCTAGCCGACCTCCCGCCGGTAATGCGGGCGGGCGAACACAAAACCTCGCGCATCGTCTTCCAGTCGATCTCCGGATTAAGGTCTTCGCACTTAACTCCTGTAACCTTCTCGATGAGGACGCAGCGCTCGAGCGGAACACCCCGCGTCATCCAGTTGGCGATCGTCTGGGATTTCGTTCCCTCGCCGAGCAATTCGGCGAGTTTCGTCATTCCGCCCGCCTTCTCGATCGCCTCGCGAAGGGCTGGTGCGCCGGGGTGTGGGTTAGGTGTCTTCGTCATGCTCACAAAGATACACGCAATGTGAGTTTTTTGCAATCACTTTGTGAGTTCACGTTGTGAGTCACAATGCGTGTGTGAACGGGTACGCTTCGCCCATGGAAACAACGAATATTCCGTGGCCTGTCATCGACGAAAAATTGACAGCGCTCGGCAAAAATCAGGCGTGGTTGGCAGTCCAACTGAGGACGGGGACTAACACGATTACAAATTGGAAGAAGAGGGGCGGGGCGCCAGTGGCGCGGGTCCGGGAAATCGCGGACGCGCTCCAGTGCGGGGTCGATGAGTTGCTCTCCGGTGCTGCAACTCCAGCGCACATTTCAGCGACTGCTGATGAGTCGATTAAGCGTCAAATCTCGGGCATGATTACCGGTTCGACCCACATAGCGGGCGATAACATCGGTACGAATAACACTGAGCCAGGACCTGAAGGGACGGGACCGTACCCGTTGATCTCTTGGGTTCAGGCTGGAGCCTGGGAACGAATCGTGGACAATTTTGCACCGGGAGACGCGGAGCAATGGATCGAAGCGCCGGTAAAGGTATCTAAGAGCTCTTACTGGTTGCGCGTGTGCGGCGAGAGCATGTACGACCCGACTGGCAAGCGCTCTTTCAAGGATGGCGACCTCGTATTGGTCGAGCCGCATGCTTACGCCGAGAACGGATCGCTTGTTGTTGTCCGTCTGGACGATGAGTCTGAGGCGACGTTTAAGCAGCTCATTGTTGAGGGCGGCCGGAAATTCCTGAAGGCACTCAACCCAAATTGGCCCAACCGTATCTTTGAGGTCAACGGCAACGCGACCATCTGCGGCGTAGTGAAGGCCAAAACCGAGGTCTTCTAAAGACAGTTACCAGCTGGAAACTCACTCGAGTTGTATGAAGCCCGCCACAGCGCGGGCTTTTTTGCGTCTGCACAACGCCTACTCACAAACCACTACACACAAAACTCACAAAATGTTTGACACCAAACTCACATGGCGTGTACTATTCTCTCCATACCAAGCAACACAGCGCAACGGCGCGACGATCCGGTGACAGCGGATTGCGATCTTTAACAACGCAGATGGTTTGAGTTTGATCAGTGCTGGCGCTGATGTCAGCAACGTCGAAAGCAGCCGCAGAAATGCGCGCTGTGAGGTCATTCGAGCGGATAGGGTCCGTACCAAGTAGACGCCAAGTGACGTACACCATGCTGGTAGGCCGCCAGAAGAATGTCGGGAATGAACGGCGTCCCGAGTCGGTGCCAGCCCTTGATCACATTCGAACCACTGCAATAGAAGGCATACCAGTAATGGCGGGGCCAACGCGCTACCCCGGAAAAGATCGGCGCCTATTTCTCAAGTGCCTGGCGCCCAGATGGCGCTAAAGAACACTTGAGGGATTGATAACCGCCGCACCTTAGCCGGAGCCAGCATAGCTGGGAGTAGCCGGAGTGGTGCGGCATGCAGTTTTTCGTGAATGGCGTTGCGCGGCTCTTTAGTGAGCTGGTGACGTGCGCTGGCAGACATGGAAACGGCGATGCCTCGGCATTTAGGTCCGCCCATAGCCGACCGGAAACACAGGCCGGTCTGCAGCGTCATTCACGAAGCACTGCAGTACTGAGGCGAACGCATTGCATTCCCTGCAAAGTAACTCGGCGTAAGGCCGGATGACTCGGTGAGACGGCGCCTGATAGCGCATAGATCATATCCCTGTACCCCGTTGCGGTATATCTGCGGCGCGGTTTAAAGATTCCGGAAACACCAGTAGAGAGCTTCCATGCATAGCGTAGTGCGTTCTCTTGAGTGCTGAATTGTCCTCCCCGAGCGTGAAAGCGTGTGGATGTCCTGCTAACCGGGTAAGGCAGGAACTGAAGGTGCCACCAGTAATAAAGGCGAACGACGTACGTCTAGTAGGCACTTAGCTCCGTCCGGCGTAATGGTCCGTTATCGAAAGAGCCATTCGACTTGCCGCCGTTAGCGGCACTGCATACCCCCCGTGAGAGCGGACTATGACCCCTTGCACCTGGCTGCCGGCGCATGGGCGAGTCGATGACAGCCTACACCTGCGAGCTTTGGCCGGCTGGATAGCGGGGAAGTGGTCATAGCAAAACCGGCCCCTCGGCAGTTTTGAGGCGTGGCGATTGCCGACTACATCCTGACGCCGCAGGGACTGGATGCCAGAGCGGAAGCAACAGTCGCCACGACCTGAGAGCTGCAACATAGCGCACTGAGTCGTACAGATTGATCCAGTCTGTACCGCTCAGCGCTGTTGAATTAGGACAACTTAGCTCAATGGAGCGAATCATGAGCGAGATCAAAGACGGTGGGCCAGCGTTTCCGGGCAACGCAACGATCAACCGAACCACTGGCGAACTTATGCCGCACCAGTTTGGCAACGACGACTTCGCGACGCTCGGAATGACGCTGCGCGACTACTTCGCCGCGAAGGCGATGCAGGCCGTTGTACTGAAGCAGAACGAATTGCACGACATCCAGGCGATGTACGACCGTTTAGCGCTTCATGCGTACAAGGTGGCCGATGCCATGCTCAAAGCCCGGAGCCAATCATGAACTGGCATCAGAACCTGATGGTAATCGACGGTCGCATGTACGCGGGCGATAAGTGGTTGGGCAATTTCACCTCACACTCTGCGGCCATGGCTGGAATAGCCGTCATGCGCAAAGGCAGCAGCGATGTCGAGATGACTGAGGATGACCGCGACCTTCTCGCGGCAATAGACGCGGACGAGGTCTAGCCATGAGCGCCGAAGCCTCCTCACTTTTCGAGTTGCAGCGCCTAGCAAGACTAGCTGGCGGCTCATTGATCGCTCATCTGTTGCTGTGTATCGCGGCAGACCTGATCGCCGAAGGAGTTCAGCGTGAACACTGACGCCTGGAGAAATCGCGCGATGACGGTGCGAGTAGTCGAGCACTGCGACCGCTGCAACACGCTGAAAGAGGGCGTCGAGAAGCGCGAGCACAAGAGTTACTGGCCGACGTTCGAGATCAGTCTGAAATCGTGTCTGCCTTGCTTTGAAGCTGCGAAGCGCGAGGCAGCAGCGGAATTCAACGTGACCTATTGCTGAGGTACACATGACAAACACGCTAATCGCCGCCGGCCTATGTGTCTGGTCAATTGCAGCGTTATTCGCTCTGGCGTTCATCCGCGGCGCGACCGGTCAGGACAGCACCGAAATCCAACACAGGGAGTGTGAGCAATGAAAACCGCACTTGACGAGTGGGTTGAATTCACCCGCGCATGGGTCGATGAGCAGATGCGGCAGCAGCGGGAGAGGGATGAGGCGGCGTTTTCGCATTTCATGCAGAAGCTGCTTGGGCCGATGGATTGATTCAAGAGAAGCCAGCGCGGCTCGAACAGCGTCAAGTCAGGTGGGAAGCCTGGCGCCCTGATGTGTGACGACTGCGAAGTGCTTGGACGGCGGTCCGGCTAATCCGCTCAGCGGAGGGAAATCGCATCAGTCGTCACCCGTCAGGGCTTACACCCAATCACATAGCAGTCCTCTGGAGATAGCCATGGGAAAACACTTCAATGCCGAGGTCTACCGGCAAATCTCGCCGCAAGAGCCGGATGACGACGAACCCGAATATTCCCCCGACGAAGACTGGGAAGCGGGCTTCAGCGACTGGAAGCACAACAAGGACGACGATCTGGCGACGGCAGTTAGGCGGTATTCGATGCCCATGCGCCACGTTCGCATCTGGGATGAAGTGGAGGTGGGGCGATGAGTCTGGACGTCTATCTGAACGATGCGGAGATGGGCTCCGTGTTCGACGCAAACATCACGCACAACCTTGGAGCGATGGCACGCGAGGCTGGCATCTATCAGCATCTGTGGAGGCCGGAGGAAATCGGCGTCACGAAGGCGGCCGAATTGGTAGAGCCGCTGACGATTGGGCTCGCTGACATGGTTCGTCGCCCTACGCACTACGAGCAATTCAATGCCCCTAATGGATGGGGCCTGTACGAACACTTTCTTCCGTGGATCGCGAAGTATCTGGAGGCATGCATCGCCCATCCAGACGCGACCATCGAAGTATCGCGATAGGAGCCGACATGACCACATGGGAACTCGTAGACGACAGCGAGGGTGTTGTCGTCCATATCTCGGATGCGGGACGCAAGCGCCTTTCGGACGAAGGCCTTCGCCGCGCTGCGAACGATAACGATTTATTGGCCGCGACCGCATTCGCTCATGAACTCCTCGCTGGCGCGGCTTGCTTCGGGATCGTCGCGGTGCTCGTTGTGATGGTCTTCAGGGGGCTCTGATGAAACAGCTTTTCTCTCTCCGCAAGTCGCTTCGCCAGTACGGGTCGCATCTAAATCGAGAGCAACGGCGCAAATGGCTTGAGCAGCGCGCTCGCCTGACGCCGCGTGTGCGTATCTCCGTCGCCTACATTCCGCCGAGCGTCGCTCGCCAGTTTGTGCAGATGGGAACGATTCGGGGTGCGGCATGAGCGATCACCAACCCGATTACATGGACTTGGACGACAACCGAGTCGCAATCGTCTGCCACCACTGCGGCAAGGATGCCGTGGTCATCACGCAGGATTTCGGAATCGACGACGGGCATCCGCGCGGCGTCCATCGAGACGAGCGGGACTGCTGCTCCGAGTGTGGGGAGGAGTTATGACTGACTTCTACGACAACGCCCTCCACGTCATGGAGAAGCAGGGCGGCGCATTTGTTCAATCACTCGCCCATTGCTATCTGATGGCCGATCCAGTCAACAAAGCAAAGCTGCGCGAAACGTTCGCCGGGTATTTCGAAGTGTACGAGGCGAGGTTTCAGCAGTGGAAGGAACAACAATCTAAGGAATTGGCATGAGCACAGCATTGACAGTGCGCCAGGAGTTCGGCGCTCAGGAAACAACCAACGCGCTAGTCGAAACCGCTTCGACCGCCATCGCGGCTAAGGCTAAAGCGATGGTCGAAGCCCGGTACGTGATGGCGATGCGGCAGCCGCGGAACTGGGATCAGGTGCGGCAGGACTTGATGAGCGAGTGCAAGCGCCCATCCTTCGCGCACAACAAGAGCGCGTACTACCGCAAGCCGATTGGTCAGGGTGTAGAGGGCCTCGGGATTCGTTTCGTGGAAGTCGCATTGCGTTGCATGAAGAACGTGCTTGTCGAGACGTCCATGACCTTCGAGGACGACGCCAAGGAGATCCATTGCGTCAGTGTGACTGACCTCGAATCCAATCTGACCTATCCGCTGGATGTGCGGGTATCGAAGACGGTCGAGCGCTCGAAGCCGGCCGACGACGGTTCGTATATCTCGGTCCGCAAGAACAGCTACGGAAAGATGGTCTACACCGTCCCCGCCAACGATGACGACTTGCTCAACAAGCGCGGCGCGTTGATCTCGAAGGCAGTACGGACGCTAGGTCTGCGGATCATCCCCGGTGATCTGCAGGACGAGGCCGAGGAAATCATCAAGGCCGTTCGCATGAACGAGGCCGCGCGTGACCCCGGCGCGGAGCGTAAGCGCATCGCCGATGCCTTCGCCGAAATCGGCGTGAAGGTCGAGGAGCTGACGAAGTACCTGGGCCACACGCTTGATATGTGCTCGCCGCACGAACTGGTGGATCTGCGCGGCATCTACGGCGCTATCAAAGACGGAGAGGCGACGTGGAAGCAGGTTATGGAGAACAAGGCGGAGCAGGGCGGCGACGATGCCTCGAAGGATGGAGCAAAACCGGCCGCCAAGGTTCTCCCGGTCTGCACCGACGAGCATTTCAAAGAAAAGACGCCAGAGTGGCGCAAGTTGATCATGGAGCGCAAAAAGTCGGTGAATGACTTGGTGGCCATGATCGAAACGAAAACCAAGCTGAGCGAAGACCAAAAGCTCACGATCGACGCATGGAGCCACGAAGATGAGTGAACGAGTAATTCACTCCCTGGAACAGGGAAGCGCGGCCTGGTTGGCCCATCGAGCGAACTATTGGAACGCGAGTGATGCACCAGCAATGATGGGCGTGTCGCCGTACAAAAAGCGCTCCGAGTTGCTGCATGAGAAAGCCACTGGCATCGCGCCGGAAGTAGACCAGCACACGCAGCGCCTGTTCGACGACGGGCATCGATTTGAGGCTTTGGCGCGGCCCCTCGCCGAGGAAATCATCGGCACCGATCTATATCCCGCTTCAGTGACGCGCGGCAAGATGGCCGCGTCGCTGGACGGCTTGACGATGGGCGAAGATGTCCAGTGGGAGCACAAGTCCCTGAATGATGAGATTCGGGCGGCTACGTGCGCCGCCGAACTCCCGATCTACTACCGCGTCCAGATGGAACACCAGTCCGAAGTATCTGGCGCGACGCGAACGCTTTTCCAGGCGACGCGATGGGACGCTGACGGCAACCTGCTGGAGGAGATGCACTTCTGGTATGAGTCGGACCCGGAGTTGCGCCAGCAAGTTATCGACGCCTGGGCGCAGTTCGAAAAGGATTTGGCCGAATACGTTCCCGCCGCAATCCCCGAGAAGCCCAAGGCCGAAGCAATCATGGCTCTCCCGGCGCTCGCCGTACAGATCCGCGGCGAAGTCATCGCGAGCAACCTGCCGGCGTTCCGGTCTGCGGCTGAGACTTTCATTGCGAACATCAAGACCGACCTGAAGACCGACGAGGATTTTGTTCAGGCCGACGCGACGGTCAAATTCTGCAAGGAAGCCGAGGACAATCTCGAAGTCGCCAAGAATGCAGCCATTGCGCAGACGGCCAGCATCGACGAACTGATGCGCACGGTCGATCATATCCGGGAACAGTTGCGGGTGAAGCGTCTCGCGTTGAACAGCTTGGTCGAGCAGCGGAAGAAGCAGATCAAGGAAAACGCCGTCGCCGAACGTCGCCAGAAGTACGCGGATCACGTCGCGGCGCTGAATGCCGAACTGGGCGACGTCAGCATCGTTGTGCCGGCGCCCGACTTTGTTGGCGCGATCAAAGGCCTGAAGACGATCGCCAGCCTATACGACAAGCTCGACACGGCGTTGGCTAACGGCAAGATCGCGGCGGATGCGGCAGCGAAGGATCTGCGCGCTAAGCTGGACCGGTACAAGCCGCACGGCGAGCATGCATTTCTGTTCCGCGATCTGCAGACGCTGATCCAGAAGCCGACTGAAGACTTCCAGTTGGCCGTCACGACGCGGATCGAGCAGCACAAGCAGGCTGAAGCGGAGAAGGCAGCGCAAGCCGCAGTGCAGGCAGCACAGGCATCGTCGAAGGCTGTCGAGCAGCCGCGCGAGCTGAACATTCCGCAGATTGCACGTCCGGCACCTCGCGTCGCCCCGACGAGCCCTCCGACGCTGCGCTTGGGCCAAATCAACGAAAGGCTCGCGCCGATCGCACTGACGGCTGAAGGCCTGGCAACGCTGGGTTTCAAACATGCCGCAACTGACAAGGCCGCGAAGCTCTATCACGAGTCGGATTTCGAGCCGATCTGCGCTGCACTGATGCGCCACATTGAAGCGGCACTGCATAAGCAAGCCGCTTAACCCTCCACGCACCACTCGCCCATGGGATGAAGCCGGAACACCCGGCGCGAATCTCCCGCAGATTGGCGACGTGGTGCGCCCAAACATCATTCAGAGGTAACGATGAGCCTTCACGAACTGTTCGAAAAGCACGAAGACGAGTACGGCAATTTCGATTGCATCGAAATCAAGTTAAGCAGTCGCCCAGATCTGCATGCGTTCATCCTGCTAAACCAGTTGCAGCCGCACAACCGCGACATGGTGAGCGCAGCCGAGCACGATGAAATATTTCTCGACATTGACATTGATGAACTGATGACAGTCATTACTGACGATCAGGTGCGCGACCTTGCGCGGTGCGGCATCCGTTACGACGCCGGGCTTGATTGCCTGGCGATGTTCGTCTGAGGTGCGCAATGGGATACCGAACAGTCGTAATGCTCAGCAATGACATGGCGTATCAGTGGGAGAACGACCCGGAACTCGGTCGCAAGATTAGCCGGGCGATGAGCTACGCAAACTCCCGCGAGCGAAAAGACATGGCGTCGGTAGGCGGCTATGGACAGGTTGTCGAGTGCTGTCACGCTGACAACCAAACTCTAGCCATGCTCGACGGCTACACGGCGTTCAAGCACATCGACGCCCAGCCGTGGACGCGCGGGACCGATGAAACCGGCGACGTGTTGCGCCTGCTCAAAAGCGCCGCCAACAAGCTCGGTTACCGGCTGGTGAGGAAGCCGGCGGCCTAGAAAGTGCCCCTCTCGTAAATCCATGGGCTTGTCGGTCCCCGGTCCATGGGGCGTGCTTAGCGGTGCAGGTCGGCCGCTCTTTTTCGAATAAACCTGAAACCATTCTATTGAGGCGAGTATGCCGATTAAGCCCGAGAACCGCGGCCGGTATCCGGCGAACTGGAAAGAGATCCGCGCTCGCATCCTGGCACGTGCTGGCGA